CACGCTTTCCGCTCTGCCCTCGCCACAGCTGACATTAAGTTCACGGTCTCATACCGAGCCATAGAGCGACTTGTAAAGCTCAAAGCAATGTTCGGCACACAAAAGGCTATCCAACTCGCTGTATTGCGTGGTATGGAAAAGGACGATGCTCAAATGGTGGCAAACAATCTCCCCAATACAAGCAATCAGTATATCTACGAACTCAAAAAGATGTTGAAGAAATGAAGAAGGGAATGTTCATAACGGAAACGTTCAACGGAGTGAATGAGTTTCTGAATGTTATCGGCAAACGTGAACCGAACAAGGTGTTCAAGGGCGAAAAGTTAGATAGTGAGCATAGCAGTTCCGGATTCACAATGACCAAAGACTATGCCGAGAGCGTTGAGTTAATGACCACGGGCTACAAAGAGGGGCTGAACGATTTGAAGAAGTGCAAAGGCACGGCTGTTCACCACACGGGCAATGTCAGAAAGCACATACCGCAAGCGGGCATCGTTGGGTATGCCCCACACGTTCCGAATGCCATTGCAGGAGTTCCGCAGAGCATGATTTCTTCGCAGGAGATAGAGCATCGTGCAAAGGTTCTGACCATCGTATATGATTGCGGAGCGCATTGTTCGGTAGATGCAAAGAGCTTCGTAAAGGCAGGACGCAACATTCTTGACTTGGTGATGATGTTGGAGCTGCAAGGCTATCGTGTCCGTGTTGATATTCAAGAAGCGTTCTGCACCTACACCGAAAGAGCGATATGCAGAATAACGGTCAAGAACCACCGCCAACCGATTAACCCTCTCAAAATATCCTATCTGATACTGCACCCGTCTTTCTTCCGTCGGCAAGGCTTCAAATGGTTAGAGACGGTGCCCGAACTGACAAACACGAGCTTTCGAGATGGCTATGGCAGACCTCTCCGCTTTCAGATAGACAAGAACGGGGCAAGCACGGACGAGATTAGGGAGCATCTGAAAAGGCACGAGCTATTGGAGGATGGCACGTTCTTCACCAACTTCTACGAAGCAGTGGACAACACGGCAGAAGAGCTTATCCAACTAATGGGTATCAAGTGCAAGAACAAGAAATAAGTTTAACCGCAGGGCTTCGGCTCTGCACAACACCGAAAGAGCATGAGTAACGTATGTGAGAACTGCATTGACTGCAACTGCATGAAATGCCCGATTTTCGCCCGTGAAGTCTTGGAAGACTTGGGCTATTACGAAACAGACCCGAATAACGAAGATTAGTTTTTAACCGGGAGGGGCAACCCTCCACATATCGCAATCACAATGAGACAATCAGTATTAGCAGTGAAAGACCTTGCGGAACGAGCAGGGCAGGGTATCAGCATGAACCCCGAGCGCATGGGCGCACAACTCTTGCAGGAACTTGAAACCGGGCTGACCGCTTTCTTGGTGAAAATTCCCGATGAGCTTCAAGCCGAGTATGAGAAACGCTACATCGCCAAGTATAGCGAATGGCTGCACGCTTTGAGCCGCACCTTCTCCGTGATGATAACGGGCGGTAGCAAGTTCAACAACCGCAGGCACGAGAAGATGAATAACTACGAGCATGCCGCCCGTGAGCGTTTTGACACATGGCGTGAAAAGGTCGTGAAGCGAGTGAACCGGCAGCAGCGTCTGGTCGGTTGGGCAGAAGTGGAACGCTTGCAGAACAAGCTCGACTTGCTCACCGAGTTGCAGGAGCGCATGAAAGCCGTGAACAAGATAGTCCGCAACGGCAGGCTTTCCGAGATTGAGCAGCACGAGGAGCTTGAGGCACTTGGCCTACCAGCTCGCACCATTAATGAGGTAATGGCAGAACCGCAATATTCATTCTTGAAGAAAGGTTTTCAGTCTTACCACCTATCGAACAACCTTGCCAAAATCAAGGCTACGGAGCAGGCGATAAAACGCCATACGGCAATGGCTACGTCTAACGACAAAGAATTTACCTTTGACGGTGGTAAAGTCGCTGTATGCAACTCAGATGAGCGCATACGGGTGTTCTTTGACGATATTCCCGATGCCGAAACACGGACGATGCTCAAAAAGAACGGCTTCAAGTGGTCGCCAACGAACAACGCTTGGCAGAGACAACTCACTCCGAACGCCATGTACACGTTGAAACACTTCGTGAAACTGCCAAATTTGGTGATAGACTGAAAATAACGCTGCAAAGGTGTGGCGGATATGAAATATTTGCCGTACCTTTGCATATTGATAATTTAGAGAATTATGGGACGCAAGATTTTACACGTTGAATTGAGAAACTCCATCGATGGCGAACGGCACTATTACTTTGGCTCGAAAGCCGCCATCTTTCAGCGTTTCACATCCGAGCAGGTGGGCATAACATATTATTCGTTGAAGAACATCTGCATCACGAAAGACAAGCCGTATGTGAACCGCCAATGTATCATTCGGCAAGGGGAGTTAATCGCATCTGAAACAAAAACACGGGAGGACAAATCATGATTGGAGCAATGGTAGGTGATATTGTTGGCTCACGCTTTGAGTTCAACAACACGAACGATTTCAATTTCACGCTTTTCACGGACGAATGCAGCTTCACGGACGATAGCATCTGCACGTTGGCTATTGGCTACGCTCTTGTGAACGGCATCAGTTACGAGGAAAGCCTGCGCTCTTGGTGCGGATTGTTTCCTGCCCCTATGGGGTCGTATGGCGGTAGCTTTGCCCGTTGGCTCGCTTCCGACCATCCGCAACCTTACAATAGCTATGGCAACGGCTCTGCAATGCGTGTGTCGCCCGTGGCTTGGTGGTTCGACAACTTGGATGATGTTCAGCGTGAAGCGGAAAAGACCGCTCTCCCGACACACAACCACCCCGAGGGCATCAAAGGTGCTGTCGCCACTGCAACGGCTATCTTTCTCGCACGGGAACACGGCAAGGAAGCGATGCTTGCTGCTATGACTGAATACTATCCGCAATGGGTAGAGCCTTTGCTTGGTCGCAACAAGTTCGATGAGACTTGTCAAGGCACAATGCCCGTGGTGTTCGGGATTATCAGTAAGGCGAACAGCTTTGAGGAAGCCATACGGTACGCAATTGCTGTCGGTGGCGATAGCGACACCATCGGGGCAATAGTCGGCTCGATAGCGGAAGCGATATGGGGCATACCGAAAATTATTTCAGACTGCGCCATCGGCTTCTTGCCGCCACTTATGGAGAGCAATGTCGCTGAGTTTTACAAAACATTAGTTCAAAGACAAAATGGCAAAGAGTGATTACATTAAGCATTGCCGATATTATCGTGGGCAAGCGGAAAACCCCAATAAGGACGATGCCAATATGGCTTGGTTTTGGGATATGGAACGTGTGTATGTTGAACATAATGGGAAATTCGAGGGCGAACGTGCTTACTATAAGGCGATAGATGGGAAAGAATATCCGGGCATTCCTTATGACTTGCTTATGGTAATGTTTACATCTTGGGGTAAAACAACCTACGACATAAAGAAAAGCATCGGTCAGTTCTACGAACTCATAGATGAATATCTTTTTATCCCGAATGACCATTTCCCCGAAAAAGAGATACCCAACAGATTGTAACAATAAAGGCTGCACTTCACAATAATGCAGCCTTTATTGTATTTAGTAGCCGATATCACTATCAGCAATATAAGACAAGTCTTTGATTTCTTGCCCGATTACTTCACAGTCGATGTAGATTTTCCCGTCTGCGTTATAGACCTTTGTTATCCTCATCTTTGTTCCACGTTGGAATAGCGTTTCATGCTCCGTACTGAATGAAGTGAATTTTTGGATGCCATCCCACGTGCGACCTGCACCATAGCCGTACGCACTTATCGGTTCGATATATGCAGCCTTTGCGCCTTTGGGGGCGTATATATTCAGAATTACGCTTTTGTGTCCGAAGCCTTGTCCCTTACGACTACCAGTTGACATAAAACCACCCTCTTGCATTACCATTCCGACAAGGTCTTGATAGTCTGACGGCATTGTCCCTCCTGCGAACCTTATTCGGGAAGCGATTACGCCCATGCCATCATCACCACGGGTAAACCACATATCGCACGGCAATTCGTTTCTGTCAATGTACGATGTGATGTTGTCCACACGCTTGGTAAATTGTTCCCTCGTCTGACTTCCGATATAGTGCCGTCCCTGCAATGGCTCATTTATGTTGCAGTAATGTTTTGTGTACTCGTAGGTCTTGTCCTTTTCAAGTTCAGTTGCAGCACGCCATGCCTTACCTGCGGTACTATGAAGCGTATCGTCTGCAAGCTGTCCATCTGATTTATCCCAAATTGCATTATTCTTGCGCTCTGCCGTATACGCTTCGTCTCCAAATTCAGTGCCAACAGTTCCTTTCTTTTTCTTTCTTGCATTAGCCGCCTTTTTAAGTGCCGTACGCTTCGCTTGCATATCAGC